CTACAGTTCTAGAAAAAGAGGTTGAGGATAGAGTATCAGGAATAGTTACAAAAATAGTGGAAGATTTAGTTGGTGACTCTCCAACAGGTTTTATAACTACTGATTAATACAAATACTATTTCTCATCAACATAGTTAAATAATATGAAAGAAATAAGTTAATAAGAAATTGAGTTTGTGGAGTCAGATTTTCATACTTCTTCATGTATTTGAAATCTTTTAATAATTTAATTAACAGGATGTTAATTTGTTGTTTGAAGTAAACTTTCTGGCGTGTTCTTTTCAAAGACATTAACTCTCTAACATATGTTTCATATGTTTTTCCACATATTTGATCAGTTTTCGTAATGCCCTTAATATAAAGTTTAAAGATCAATCTTATTTGATCAGAATATTTTGTATTGTTTAACTTACTTATAATTTGAGTAGCAAGAGAAGAATTAATTTTAGATAATTTTCTTGCTTCCTCTTGAGACTTTCTATCTGAATAATTATAAATTGTAATCTTTTTAGTAATATCATCAATCACTTTCGTTGATTTCGCTGATGACTGTGCTTGATAACCATTCTCATCATCCTCACCAGCCACCACATCTGATTTAATTCCAACACCTTGTTCAGAAATTTTATAATATGTTTGAGCAAAACTCTTTATACTTTGTGAAACACGATGCCGACTTTCTCTCATAAACATTCCAATCGCATCAAGATCATTTGTTTGTAATGCAGTCGTCCATCGTTTTATCATTATCTGAGCCATAAAATAAAGAGCATTCGATATTGTTTTTTCTCTTGCGAATAAATGTGTTTTTGTCAATGTTTCTAATGCATATTTAAATACATCAGCATTGCAAAACTTACTAAAATGTTTGTACATTAAATTAGCATAATGACGTATAACATACAATGTCATAACATAGTTATATGATTGCTTATCTTTTTTCTTTAAATAATATTGTAAAAGGAAAATTAAAAAGTTTGCAATTGGATTTGTATTTGTTGAAAACCTTGCTTCTTTTTTTCCTGCCCATCTACGCTTGACAAATTCTTTAACATCTTTTTCTGTTAACCCACACAGTTTAAGCAATTCATAATAATGTTTTTTTAACTCTGGATAAAAACAAGGTTCTGCTAATGCTGCAAGATTCTTAGCAACGATCCGTGAAATTAAACTTTTTAATTGTGAATCTTTTATTTTTGCTTTTGATAATAATTCTTCCATATATTATATTACCCTAACTGTTATAGAATCTTCTGTAAAGAAAACATATTCTGGACCATATCTTAATAATTGAGCTTGAGTAATATTCTTCAAATCAAAATTAAAGAAAATACTTGTTTCTGGTTTTCTAAGACGACAATGCAGTACACCATCAATTTCCTGAACAACATCAATTATTTCCGATCTATAGATTGTTGCATTTGTACCGAAACGATCTTCAAATGCTTCATATATAGTTTCACGAACAGTATTTGTCAGTTCTGTAATAGTTCCACTAAATGTAGTTGATCTAAAAACTTCAATTTCAATTTCTAATGGTATTGTATATTCAGGTAATGGAATCCAACCACGTTCTGAGAAAATATAATTTTCACCTTTACTTGTAACATATACAATTGAATCGGCAACAGCTTCTTCATATATAAATGTTCCAGCTGTTGAATCTGTACATTTTATTATATTATCTTGATTTGAATCATCGCCCGATGTGGGTGCAAAAATATATCTACTATCTACAGCACATCCTACTGGCAACGTCATAACAATGTCAAGGACAGCAGAAATCGTTGCTTCATTTAATGCCATGTTTTGAAGAAGTCCATATGTGTTTGTGAATTTTATATTTGTAAAATCAGTTAACATTTTAACATCTTCTAGATCAAGAGATGTAATCAATGTTTGCATTACTTGTGCCTCAAAGTCTCGTTTAACTATTCCATCGTAATACGTTTTCTCAATTACAGGAACATCATAAACAATTATTGAAGTACCATCAATTTCAACATTTGATCTCATAAATGTGCTTAAATCACTTCTAAAAGATAATTTGTTTGAATACTGAGCAATGTCAATTGAACTAGGATCCTCAATATTGAACTCGTATGTTTGTTCGCCAACTGGAATATCAGTATAAGGATCAAATGTATATATAAAATAACCAGCAGTTGCATCATTAATCATTGGTCTTACAGAACCACTAGATTGAATGACCATATCACAAGTAACTTGGGCAGAATCTGTTTCTTCCGATTTATAATGTAATTTATATATACCTTGTGTACCACTACGAACAACTTCTAATTTATCACAATAAAGATCATACGTTTCACCATAACTTGTTTGAAGAGCTGGCAATAATTCAAGTTCATAAATTAAATATTCATACTGACCAACACTATTATTTGTATCAATCGAAATCTCAAACATTGAATAGTAGTCATCATCACCGATTGTAATTTCAGCATCTCTTGCTATTGTTGTTTGTGTATTAGGAACTGTCCATACAGCGTTTCTAGTAGGAACCAGATTATCAATTTCAGTAGTTCCTGTTCCAAATAAAATACCATTAAATAGTTCAATTTCATTTACTTGAAGATCTGATCGTTTCAATACAGGTAATGAGTTTTGAGCAATTGGCGAATCAGTCACAACAGTATTAATATTTTTATAATCATTTTCTGTCACTAATCTTTCTAGCGTTGTAATAGAAGCAATTGAATTTGATCTTACTTCTTCAAGAGATTCTTCATTATCCCCACCAAATGCAGGAGATGAATTAATCACTTCATAAGAAACAACTTCATTTATTCCTGATAAAGTTTGAACATAAATTCTTTCACCATCCCGAATTGACCCAGCAATAACATTTCCATCATCGCCTAAAGTTGTTGTTATTGTAACTAAAACATTTGAACCCGCTGTTGGTTGGACTCCAATTAAACCATTTCCAAATGTTAAACGTCTTCCTGAATCTGTTCTTCGTGATACATATCCTTTATCAGTCGAAGACATTAAAAACAAACTATTAAATTCAGTCCATTGAGTATATGCAGAACTTCCAGGTCCTTGTATTTTAACATCTAAGGAAGCTACTTCTCCAGTTATCGGAACATCTAATGTAACAAATTGAAATTCCTGTGTATCGCTATCAATTTGAAATTCTTGAATTGTTTCTTTAATTTGACTTAAAGGAAGGACAAAACTTAAAATACTATTATTAATTTCGGATGGTAATGTATATCGTTTATTGCCATCTGCTACTTGTATTGTAACAGTTGAATTAGTTACAATTGTTAAAGTTGTTATATAATAAGTTCTAAACTCAACATCGCCATCAGCAGTAAAAACAAAACCATCAGGAATTGAAAACTGAACTAAAGGGTCATCAAATGTTAAAGGTATGTTCATAAGAACATTTACTGTAGCAGGGGTTGCCTCTGTTGTATTATATCCGAGAAATGAAGATAGATTTAATATTGATTCTGGAAGCTGTGCTTTAGTTAAGAAAAATTCTCTATATGTTGATAATTGATAAAATAATAAATTGCCTGTTAGAGTTGATGTTATATCTATCATAAAACTAAGGAATGATGATTTCGTAAGATCTACATTATTCAATTCCATATAATTCTTAACTTCGGCAGATATCTGTTCTCTAATGCTATCTCTTGATAGATATACTTGTTCTGATAATAACTCAGTCATTATTTATCTCCTAACACGTTGCAGGATCTCTTACTTCAAAATAGAATCCAGATCTAGAATCATATAAATTTTCTAATTTTGGTTTTAATAACGAATGTTTATATAATAGTCTTGCCATAAACTGGGAATTCGCTAATGTATGAATTTTCTTATCATAATCTACAAAAGAATATGTGTTCATAACCTGCTCTTCAACTGAAGATAATCCTTCACTTTGAAATGTTTTACATCTAATTTTCCAAAATCGTCTTTCTGTATTTGGATGAATCTCTACTCCAGTTACAACAAATAATGGAAACGTATCATTCGTTGGACTTAAGAAACCTTGCTCTAATTTAATAATATCATTTGGATAGGGTTTAAATTCATATCTATTTGGCATGACAAAGGAGGTTTCATTTTCTTTTATATATCCAATCTCTTGACCATCAAATGATGTTGTAATATCTTCTGCATAGAATAATGGGAGAACTAAAATCTTATTTCTTTTTACGCCGGATAGATCACCAACCTGTTCATATGCACCACCCATAATATCCTCGTCTTCCCAAATTGTTTCAGATACATTGAGGTTGTAATATGTAACTAAAAAGGAAACTACATGTTTACTATAATAATTATAAACAAGGTTTTGATACTCGTGAATATAATCATAAATACGTTGGTAATGTTGAATAGCCATTAGTAGTGTGCCCTATTTGCTTTATCTTGTTTGGATTGAATTTTTTCTGCGTTCTTCATCTGTTTATCTTTTATCTTTTGATTCTTCACTTTAGCATTTTGTATCTGTTGTTTTAAAGCGTGCTCAAATTTAATTTTACGCTCGACTTCACGAACTTTCCAATCTGCTCTTAATTTAATTACAGTTTTTTTACATTTAAAT